TGGGCATTCAGTGGTACGGGAGGCGGCGAGCCGATGCCGCGCATCCTGCCTGTCCAGCAGTTGCTGTGAGTGTGTCAGCAACTTATTGTTCAGTCTGTCAGGAAAGTATTGTTCCGTGCGGGCCGCACGGGACGTGGCGGGCGGGCGTCTCGCGTCCTGCACATATTGCACAGGTTTTCGCGCCTGTCCGGCAGTTATGGTTAGTTTGTCCTGAACTTATTGCTCAACCTGTCCGGAAAGTATTGTTCCCGCGGGGCTCCTGAGTTCAGACGGGCCACAGACTTTGACGGTCAAATCTGCCAGCGATCTATTTAACATAACATACATTGTATAAACTGAATCGCGGGGTCAACTCCCGGGATCATCGAAAAAATCTGGTGTGCCGAAGCGCCAACGGAACCTAGGGCCCCGCCAGTCACTAGCAAAGCTTTTCCCAGCGCTCTCATGAGCTGGTCACCCTTTGCCTTTCCCTCGAACTGCTCGACCGTGGCGCGGGCCAGGATCACCACTGGATCAAGTCCTGCCACGTGGGCCATAAGGGCCTGATCTGCGGGCGTCGCAGTGCGGTCGCCTTTGCGCCAGGCGCTCACGTGTTGCCGAGGAACGCCTAACGTTTTTGCTAGGGCGTAATCGCTTCCGGCCATGGAGCTGGCCTTGTCGATTAATAGATTTAATGATTCAAGGTGTTTCATGCGTCACCGTTTCTGGTAACTTCCGGCACGTCACCACTTTTGATGACGTCACCGAAGTTGGATCGATTATGCAGCGTCCCGTGGAAACAAGTCGAGTTGCGCAAAACGCAGAGGCGTCCCGGCCGATGGCCGAGCGCAGCGAGGCTGGCCGGGGCGCGTCGGTGTCGAGAGTCCCCGTTGGTAATCACGGGGATAACCTCAAACGGAGCAGCGTCCGGTCGTTCGTGCACCTCGGCCTTCCTGAAGCGCGCTACTACCTGGGGTGCAAGGGTCACATGCATGTCTTCTCCCGCGTCGGCTATCGGTCCGGCGCGTTTGTCGAAGACGCTCGCCATGTCGGCACCGCAGGGGCCGTCGCGTGACTCGCCCAACAAAGTCCGCCCTCGTTCTCGACGGCTCCGAAGTGAAGTACCGGCTGCAAGCCGAACGCATCGCTTCGGAAACCCCCGTGCACGTCGATTGGGTTCGCTTCACGTGCCTTCTGCGCAACGCGCCGACGCCGAGCGAAGACATTCTTTTCCCGCGTACGACCAACATCTGGATCGAGCGCGAACGTGATGTGTTGAAGGCGCTTGCAGAGTTGCCGAACCCTGATTTTTTCCCTGCTGCGCAGGCTATGGAGCTTGCCGTCGAAGTGGCCCAAGCCCTCGGTGATTCGTTCGTTGTTGCGGCTGAGATTCGTAAGGGCCATGACTTCTACCGCTGCCGTTGGTCCATCGAACGCAATGGCGTCGAGTGCGGCTGGGTCGGGTTCCTTGCCTCTAGCGAAAGCCCGCGTCAGCAAGCGCAAGCGCGCACGATGCACGCCAACATTTGGGGTTCTGCATGCACGTTCGCGGCCGAAGGCTGGAACCAGCGCATTGCCGCCATCGTGGACCAACGCAACGGCGATATCACTCGTTGCGACCTGGCCCTGGATTTCTTCGATGGCGTCGAAGGCGGCTTTGATTCTTGGGTCAATGACTACCAAACCGGCGCTTGCGACTCAGGCGGAAAGCGCCTCAAGTCGAATTGCGTCGGTGACTGGCTCAATGGTCGCGAACGGTCCCTGTATTTCGGCTCCAAGGAAGCCGGAAAACAGACCAATTGCTACGAAAAAGGCCACCAGCTTTTTGGCGTCGATTCCGGCTCGAACTGGCTCCGCATCGAGCTTCGCTACGGCAACAAACTTCGCGTGTTGTCGTCGGAAATGCTGCGCCGCCCTGCCGATTTCTTCGCGGGTGCATCTGACTGGCACGCGCTGCAGCTTGCTAAAGCAGACGCCATCGTTCAGGCAGAGCCAGTGAAGACCACGGGCCGCTTGCCGCTGGAAACCGTCAACGCCGAAGTGGTCCGCGTCTGCCGCTGGGCACGCGAAACAGCAGCGCCGACGTTGGCTCTGATCGCGAAGCACATGCCGCTCGATGACTTCCTCGAATTCGCCACGGCATCGCGTCTGCCAGGTCGCGTGCGCAAGTTCTCCGAAGCCGAATTGACGCGCTCGTTTGCGTCCGTCTTCGCCAAAGATTCAACGGTTGAAAGCGCTTGCCACGCCTTCGCTTGACCGCAACCACGGCAATAGGAAAAACATCATGGAATTTCAATCGGAAGTCATCGTGCACGCTGTGAAAGAGTCGGCGGGCGAGTACGAAGGCCGCGCCTTCTCAAGCTGCACGTTCCACTGCGAAGTGGACCTCAAAGAGAACGGCGCAGGCCGCTCCATCGGTCGCGTGACTCGCCCTTTCAAGCTCGGTGACGCGAAGGAATTCGACAAGTGGGCGCATCTGGGCGGCTCGCTGCCGATCAAGGCCAAAGCGACCTTCGAAATGGAGGCCGCGCGCGAAGACGGCGCGAAGCTCACGCTTAAGTCCATCGTGCCGGTCGTGATGGATCGCAAGGCCGCGTGATGGCTCGCTTCGTCGTGCAGTCCACCATGACCGGACGGTTTCTCTGCCCTTCGGCAGTGGACGGCACGCCGGAGTGGGTTCGCTTGCTGCGCGAAGCCGGGGGCGGTGTCGTTGGTGACTTCGAAACTGCGCTCGAACTCGTGCACGAGTGGAGCGAAATGGATGAGCCCGTTGTGGTCGTGGACCTCGACAGACTGGGAACCTCAAATGATTACTGAAATCGCCCTCGCCTGCTTGCTCGCCGGCGTCTTGGTCGGAATGAGCCTATGCGGCGCGATGTGGGCTGCTGGTGAGCGTGCTGCGCGTCGAGAGCGTATCGAGCGTGCACGTGGCCGTGATCACCGCGCAGTGCCGAGTATCCGCGCTTCGCTGGAGTCGGCGCAATGACGCTCACCGCCGAACAGTTGAATCTGATCTTTGAGATCGTCGGCATGTGGGCTGCGATCTGCGCTTTCGTCGCAACGGTCGTTGGATGGCTGGCGACCAAGGCGCTCGAACTGGTCGCGGAATTGCTTCGCAAGCGCGGTGCCCGTGCACCCTTTGCAGAGCGCGCCGCGTATTACGCACGCATGAAAGAGCGGGTCTTCGTGTCGCTCTGTCGAATCCACGCACGCAACGAACGCGAGGCAGCGCGTCGTGGCTGATCCACAAGTCATCCAGTGCGCCGCCGAGTGCATCGTCACTGTGGTGCATCAACTCTCGTTCCCGCCCTTCACGCTGTCGCTCGAAGACGCGCAGTTGATCGGCTGGGAGACAGCAAAGGTTTTGGCGATTGCTTACGGGTTCCGGGTAATCAGTCGCGTCATCAACAGCCGGACAACTTCAACCAATGAAAGTGAGTAAGAGAAATGAACAAGCTTCAAAAGTTCGCACGCCTGCAAGCCATTCACGCCAAGGGCGCAGTGCTCGGTTTGGGCCTCCTGGGCCTGAGCGGTGGCGCCTTCGCTGCAGCTGGTGATCCCGATGCGGCGGCCATTGCTGCAGCGATCGCGGCACTGGGTCTGCTGGTCGCGGTCGTGGGCAACGCCAAGCTCCTGATCGACGCCGCCATCAAGGGCTTTGGCTACATCCGTCGCGCCATCGGCGGCTGATGCCTTCTGCGCAGTGGGGGGACGCCCCTGCTGCCCTTTCCAGAGCGCCCAGTCGGGCGTTCCGCAAAGGGTCCACGTCATGGGCATTTACTACCTCGTCGCTCTTCTTCTTGCCCTATGGCTCATCTTCGCCGACTGATCGCCCTCCTCCTCCTGGGCTTCTGTGGATTTGCTTCGGCCAACATCCCTCAGACACCGGCGCATTACGAATGGGGGTGGACCAATCCGGCCGTGAGCGGCGCTGTGTTGGGTTGGGTCGCATCGCCTCAGACTGGGTGCGACAACTGGCGGCCGTACTACCTGGCCTGGCTGGGTGCAGGCAGGTTCTCTGGCAATTGGACGGCTGTCGATGCAGCGCCCGCTACGCCAGGTTTAGCGTTCTCTTGCTGGGGCGTCTTGGATGGCACCTACAAGAGCATTTCGAACCTGGTTCGTCAGACTGTGGCGGCGGCATGTCCTGCGAATAGCACATCGGTGTCGGGCGGCTGTCAGTGCACTTCGCCCTACGTCGAGGATTCGACGCACACCTCGTGCGTGAGCCCTCCTGATCCATGTTTGGCGCTTGCTGGTCAGGCAACTGGGCAGAAAGTGTGGAATGGCAAGGCCAGCAATTTTTCGTTCTGTGATGGTTGGAATCCGATTGGCCAGGGCAAGTGCGTTGTGCTCGCCACGAAGGATATTTCGTGGGAAAGCGCGCCGGGTTCTGGCATTTGGTACTCGCAGGGAACGGGGATGTACACGGGGTCTAGCGCATCGTCGTGCA